TGGCTCCTTCTGTAGGAGTGACTGTGAATGTTTCATCGAAGTTATATAGTTGTCCTGGTATTTGTTTCATGTCCTTATCAGGACTGACTATCATATTACCTGGGTATTTTGTAGCATATATACCCATTGTATCATCAGCCTCGAGAGTAGGTTTAATAATAACCTTATACTCTTTCTTCAAAGCTTCTATGACACGTTTATAGCCACACGGCTTCTTCCGATTGCGGTGACCTTTATATGAGTCCAGAATTTTTTTCCTAAAATTTTCACTGTCGGAAAAGAACAGTATTAAAGTAGAGAGTGACCCAAATTTGTTTTCAAGCTTGGTGAGCTCACGTTTGACGGCACCATATGCGTCGCTAAAGTTACTGGTAACAAGAATAACATCATTACCAAAATCAACTTCACTCTCAGCGGCAGCGCACGCCTTATAGACGATAAAATCTGCATCTATTAATAATTTCATACATTATGGTTTCATTTTATCATAGAAGTAATTAGGATCTTCATAAATATCTTCTTGCCCTTTTCTAGGTATTACAAAAGGCATAAAATTATTTATTTGTTTAATCTCTTCTATACTATTTAATAGAAAATCATTGGATTCAAACCATTCTCTATCATACCTATTTTTGTGAAAGAAGTCATGAAAATCTTTTTCTAAAGTGGCTTCCATATGTTCTTTAGAAAAAACGTAACATAAAACTTTAATAGCTCTATAATGAGATGTTAAATAATCATGTACTCTTCTATCAAGAATCGAAGCTTTACCTATTTTAATTTTAGATTCATCTCCAAGATAAGTTAAAAAGTAAACCCCACCTAACGGATCAGTAATAGTTGGATACTAATACGTAAGCAGTAAGAAGAATTAAAGAACTCTTTAATAGTTGAATACTTATTAGGTACATAATCCCTATTAAGTAAAGGTCTTTCAGCGACTTTGATATCTTTTTTTCGTAAACGCTCTTTTCGTTCTCTACATCTTGTATCAATAGAACTATAAGAGGTATCTTTAGATCTAGTGTACGTCTGCCCAGGTTTTTCCGGACTTTGACTCTGCTGCGATTGGTGTCCTGAGTTTATAGTGCTCCCCAGCTCTAGCTGCTGAGTATTCAAGGGTGAATTTAAGGTCATTTACGTTTTCTTCTTTCGTTTCATATTGTAATTCATCATGAATGAATGCAAGTTGGTGAGTATGTCTAGGTAACTTCTCATTAGCTAAAACCATCCATCTTTTTGCGATGATCGCCGACGATCCTTGGATGAGGTAATTGAGGGACTTATGCCTCGAGTCAACGAGGATACGACGATTGTCGAGTCCACGGACATAACCTCTCTCACTAGCTTTGTGTACTGCTTGTAGCAGTTCTTTAAGACCTGGAATGGCATCAACATAGGCTTTCCTAATCTCTTTGCCTTTCTTGTTAGCCTCCACTTCTGATAATTGCTTATCATATGTATACCCTATTTTGGTATTCCCAGCCCCGTAGAGGAAGGCGTAGGTGATTGTTTTGACTTGTCGTCTGGTGACCCCAATAGCTTCGGCGTTTGTGGCGTGGATATCTCCGGTAAGGAGGATTCCGGTATAACGTCCTTGATCAAATCGGGCGAGATAGTGGGCAAGCATCCTGAGCTCAATACCGCTAAGGTCGGCACCAACCATAACGCTGTCAGGTGTGGCTGTGAATAATTGTCTGAATCTTTCATCTGATGGTACTTGTGCTAAATTTGGGTTTCTGTGGGCACATCTAAAAGTAGACGTTGCTACTGAACAGTGGTGATGGATCCTAGACTTCGTAACAAGCTTCTGCCATGCGTTCTTTCCTTCGGATATCATCCCAAGCGCTTTGGTCAGTTCCAGTATCTTTAAAAAAGACAGGGCAATATCCGTCCCAATCTCTTTTAACACTGGTTCGTCTATGATCGGTTTGTTGGACTTCAAGGTCATTAATGACGGTGTCCAACCACAGTGTGTTTGTAGTATCCATGCTATATGGTCCCGTGATGTGGGATTAAGCTCCTTTAATCGAGTAAATGATGCGCCTTCTATGTATCCTTGTGTCCTGTTATTTCGTTTAGGAGTGAACACCGTTCCTGCAACGAAAGGGAATTGTCTGCGAAGTAAGCTAGTAGTTTCTTCCATCTCTCTTCGGAGAGTTGATTCAAGTTCTCTAGCTTCTTGTTCATCAAAGTACCATCCATGTAGCTCCTGTTGAGTGAGTATTTTTGCTACCTGATGTTCTAGTAAGACCCAGTCAGGTATTTGTGGAAATGGTTGCATAATTTGGTGGTGACAGCAACGTCTTGTTTACAGTAATCTTGCATCTCTTGAGACCAATCAGACCAATCTGTAGTCTTAGCAAAGTTTCCTTTGTATTCGCCTAAGCGATAGCCGTAAGCCTCAAGTGAATGCCTGCCATATAACTGTAGTGGCATGTGTTTCCAATTGTGTTTCTGATCTATATCGAGTAAGTTAGGATGATATAACCTGCTAAGTAAAAGAGTATCCACAATGATACCGCTAGGATTAAACCAAGGGTAGAGCCTTTTAATAATAGGAATGTCAAACCCAATAATATTATGACCAATAATAACATCCGCGATCTCGAGCCAAGTAAGCGCAGTGGTGATAGAATAGTTGGCGCCCATAGGAAGTTCTTTAGGCGACGTTGCATACTTCTCGTCATTATACGCCTCGGTGCGGTTATCTTCGCACCAATGGAGTGCAGCACAGTGAATCCGGGTGGTATCATTGATCAGTCCGTTTGTTTCTAGGTCGAACACTATCGCCCCCACCTTGGTTCCAGTGGTAGGTTTTGTCGACAAATTGAGCTTGTTCAACTGACTGCTGCGATGGTGGGTTAGGTTTGTTTAATTTTGCTACATAAGCATCCCAAGGGTGTACATAATCACTGCCTTCAAAAATCCGTGGCTGGGTTGAATCCTGATTCGGCTTCAATTTCATGTTCGTTAAATCTGCAAGTGTTTAAATCATAGCTTAATCGACATGCGACGCCAACCTCGCCTGAATAGCGATTCTTAAGGATTCGCACAGTCGTAAGCTTTCGTTCATCTCCGCTCTGCTGGTCGACCTCGAGGGCAACCACTTGATCTGATATTTGAGCGATTGAGTGAGATCCTCTAAGCGCGGACAAGCTAACTCTTCCGCCTTCTTCATGGCTGTTTCTATCATTACTCGCCCTCCGTAAATGCGAGACTAAAAATAATGCGATACCTGTACGTTCAACTAAGCTTCGTAACCTAGTCATCGTGGTATCAATCATACGACGTTCGTCACCATCTAATCCACTCAGTAATATACTAAGGTGATCTAGAATAATGACTTTACATTCAAGCCCGGTGGCAAGATATTCAATCCTGTTGAAGACGATATCTGGATCATAACTTCCAAACCCATCATAACAAAAAAGATTCCAATCGGCAATACTATTTGAAAAGGCGGAGTCAAGTTCTTCTTGGTCATGTTCTCCAATAAGTAGATTCTTTCCAACAGCTGTGGACATCAATCCAAGTGCTGTTTGTCTATTATTTGCTTCAAGCTCCAAGATCCCAACTGATTCCCCCTTGCTGAGCAAGTTAGCTGCAATGTGGCGCATGATGCTGGTCTTTCCTGAGCCAGAGCCAGCAGTAAATGTTGTAAGGGTACCATACCGGATCCCGTGTAGCTTCTCATTAAGTCCTTTGAAGGGGTACTCATGGTCGAATGGTTTCTGTGGTGTAGTTACCAGATCCCTAAGAGTCTTTGCATCAACGATTCCATCAGGTCGGAACGTTTTAGCGTCCCATATCGCCTTTCGAATCGCTTCAGCATCTTGAGCTTGTAGAGCATCTGATGCGTCTTTATATCCTTGGAGACGAGCGATCTTAACCTTGCCAGGTGGTAGGACGCTTGCCGCCTCCTCCGTCGCCTTACGGCCAGCGTCGTCGCTATCAAGGAAGAGTACGATCTCTTCATAGCCCTGTAGTAATGGGATCTGCTTTTGTAAGTCCTTCTTGGCGCTAGCGGCACCATGGGGTAAAGAAACCATCGGCCATCCTGGCATAGCTTCGTAGCACGATGCAGCATCTAGCTCACCTTCAGTAATAACAATACGTTTACCAGTACTAGGAAACAAATGCTGGCCAAATAAGGTATCAGTGGAAATTCCTTCATAAATGAAATCTTTCTGCTTGGTCTTGATCTTTACACCTTTAAGTATACCATCGCCTGTGAAATAAGGAAACCGTAAAGTATTCCCATCACGAAAGATGCGATAAAAGGTGTTGGTTTTTTCTGATATGTTTCTCTTGTTAAGCCTTTCGGCTTGTCCTTTAAGGGTGACATCTTTGGACATGTGACTGTGATTAAAATCGTTGAAGCCTGACTTGCGTGTATGGCACACAAAACAGTAAGTGTGACCATCAGAGTACACTGAGTTACCATCTGATGAGCCACATTCCGGGCAAGGTAGATGCCTCACGAACTCACTGTCGGTCATTAAATTAACCAATCAAGCGGGATATCTGTATAAGAGGTCCAAGGTATATCATGTTTCTCACACCACTTAGCATAGGTGGTTTTACTTTTCTTTGAAATTGTATTGTATGGTGCTTGAAATACCATCCTCAAATCTAACTGAGGGTTATCCCGTTTAACTGCAAGCACCTTCCGTCTATCTGCGGGATCCCAATATCCTTTTGTCTCGAGATGGACATAATTTGGAAGGACAAAATCAGGCAGATAATTGTGTTCAATGGTATAAGGAATTTTAACAGACTCGTATTCATAAGAGACTCCTAATCCTTGAAGTAGTGCTGCAACACTCTCTTCAAGCTTTGATCTATACTTAATGTTCTTACTCTCCTTTAACTTAGCATAGGCTTTCTTAGCCCATGCTAGTGACTCTTCTTCAGAAGTCTTCTTCTTCGTCATTTGTATCAGGGGTTGGTGTGACATTAGGATCAGCAGTCTTAAATCCTGATGTAGTACCGAATAGTTCTGCTACTTCAGTAGCGTCTAAATCGCCAGTATCTACGCCAGCATTTCCTTTTACTGAGACAACTTGTACACCAACCAACTTAAGAGAACTACCATAGGTAACCCCATCCCGTAGAATATAAGGCTTTTGATAGAAACCCAGTTTAACAGTAGATCCTGCATAAAGCGGTGTCTTAGTATCTGTGACTTGTGAACCCTCTGTGTCTACCACAGGTGGTCGATTGTCCTCATTCCATGAGAACTTTAATTTATATTTATCCTGAGCTACTTCTTCCCAAGGTTCAGGCTTAAGAGTAGATCGCTTAGGATTCTTGAGCTTAGACTCAGCCCATTTAAGAACTTCAGTCCTCTCAGTTTCTAGCACATCAACAGTTTCTTTGTCGACGATAGCCGATAGGGAGTAACCAAACTTACTAGGAGATAGTATAGCTTGAAATCCCTCAAGTGGTACTGCCTTAGCAGTCTTATGTATTGTTCTAGGCATCTGTTGTGACTCCATCCATAGCATCTAGATCAGCCCCTGATTTCTCACAAGCTGGTGCTATTTGCTTAGCTAGATTAGCACGGTATGCAGTTAATTCATCAATACGGTTATCAATAACACGTAATTGGTTTTCTTTCAGCTCTCTTTCTGCTTGCTGTAATCTCTCTTCAGAGACCACAACTACCCTAGTAGGTGAGAAGAAGCTGTCAAATAATGTGTACATTAACAGAAAAAATAAGTGGAATCAATTACAGTTGACGGTTCAAGGTCACCTATAATCGGTGGTTTCGTTTCCGCCATGATTTGATTGGCGAAATCGGTTAAGTAGTCTTGTTTAGCAAAGAGATCCATATAAGTTTCTCTTACTATATGAGACAGAGTAGACATATCAGTTGCTCTACATAACACACTATCGTGTATTAAAGCAATTGGTGCATCAAAACGTTGGACACTAAGGTGTAGTAAAGAAGCATCGAGACTGTGAATAAGGTTAGGAGCTGTAGCAGCTTTATGCCTAATTCTATCCACTTCATTAGTATCATCTGTAGCTACACTTAGCTTACAATTACCAAGAAGTTGAAGTTTAAGTATTTCTACTTCCTTCTTCATTATACGTTGGTTTACAATGAATCCTGATGGTGTTACCCATCCTATCTCAGCCATGCCTTTATTCAAGGCGTTAGCTACTTCATCTTCTATCCATTTCATAACATCCATAGGACCAGGCACTACATTGTGCATAGCGTCTCTTACAGCTTGTACTGTTTGAGTTAGCTCGTCCTTATCTATCTCTATACCCTTTTCTAACAACGCGTCCCTGATATAGGTACGATTAGAAAAGGGTTTGGCGTTGTATGGAATTGTCATGACAGTGCGTTTAACGCATTTCCTATCCCAGATTTCTCTTAGTCTGTCAGGTATATTCCATTTGGATACCTCCGCCACAACCTTGTATGCGTCTTGCGGTCTCTCAGAAGGCAGTACGTTGACGAGTTGTGCTGTCTTTTTATCTCTAGCTAAACCAGCTAGGATCTGGAGACCACTACATGTAGCGTCGGTAGCAACAGGTAAACCAGTGGTGTTCCGATCCTGCAAAATACAGCAATGATAATACTCATCGCAAGCTGCTAGGAATTGCCATGGTTCTTCTGCTCCTTCCCAATCACCTATATTATCAATAGGGTCTAAGGCTACACGAGTGAC